CAGAAAGAGTAAGGTTGTCACCAAATCCCGATGTACCGTGCGTAATAGAAGCATAGCTATTCCATCCAACCGAATAAAAATGTAAAGCTTCTGCCGCTGCTCCACCAAATACATCTCCGCCTCTACTAACAATAGCTACGCCGTGGTAAGTACTGGCATTTGGCGTAGGCGCTATACCGTCAAAATGGACATCGGCACCAACTGGAACAGTAGCAAGGGACTGAGTGCTTCCCGGTCCTATCCTTACAATGCCACTGTCTGTAATCGTAAACCTTGTAACGCCACTATTTGTGATAGCAATACTATTGGCCCCTGGAGAATAGACTCCAGTGTCGGAATCCCCGCTAAAACTAATTGATGGATTTGTAGTATTTCCAGTAGCATATATACCTGATGTAATTGTGGCAATACCACCTGTAATACTGCTAAAAGTACCAGTCGTAAAGTTCGCAGTTGTACCGGTTGTTGTTGTTCCGGTTAACGAAGTAAAATTACCATTCGTAAAGATTGCAGTTGTACCGCGCGACGTAGTGCCTGTTAATGACGTGAAAGTGCCTGTTGTAAAGATTGCAGTTGTACCGCGCGACGTAGTGCCTGTTAATGACGTGAAAGTGCCTGTTGTAAAGTTTGCAGTTGTGCCACGAGATGTTGTACCGGTTAATGACGTGAAAGTGCCTGTTGTAAAAATTGCCGTTGTACCGTTTGTTGTTGTTCCGGTTAACGAAGTAAAATTACCAGTCGTAAAGATTGCAGTTACGCCTGAAACTTCAGTTGTAAAGACGCCTGTTATTGCATTAATAGTTGTGCCACTGAGTGTTCCCGTGATTTGTACACCAGAGGCAAAGAAACCAGAACCAAGAACGTTTAAATCGCCGGATACAGTTGTATTTGTAAAAGATAAGTTAGTCGCTTGAAGGGTGTTAAAAACACCCGTCGTGGCATTGACCGTTGTTCCCGTAATGGTTGTACCACTAAGATTTGAAAAAACTCCAGACGTCCCCTGGACAGTATTACCTGTAACTGTGGCACCAGAAATACTTGTGGTAAAAACACCCGCAATGCCAGTAAGGTTTGTAAAAGAACCTGTATTACCAGTGACGGTTAAACCAGAAACAATTGTTGTAAAGGTACCAGTAATGCCAGTAACTGTTGTAAAGTTTGCGTTGTTTCCTGTAACTGTATTCCCGCTGAGAGAACTACTAAAAATACCAGAACCACCATTGATAATGGTAAATAAACCCGAAGTACCCGTAACAGTCAGGCCAGATATATTGCTGGTAAAAACACCAGATGCGCCAGTAACAAATGTTGCGTTGACATTGTCTCCGGTAATAGTTGCACCTGAAAGCTGCGTTGTGTAAACTCCAGAGACGCCTGAAATTGTTCCGTACTTTCCAGTGTTTCCGGTAATAGTTAATCCCGACAGGATTTCAGTAAAAACCCCTGAGATACCGGTAACGTTTCCAAAAGAACCTGTATTGCCGGTAACGGTTGCACCAGAAACTCTGGTTGTGAATACGCCTGATACGCCAGTGATGTTTGAAAAACGTCCTGTATTACCAGTGATAGTTGCACCTGAAAGCTGCGTTGTATAAACCCCGGAAACACCTGTATAAGTTGTAAAGCGAGCTGTTGTTCCTGTAACAGTTCCGCCTGAAAGTGTTCCAGTAATTTGCACACCGGATGCAAATTGTGCTATACCCGTAACGGTCAATCCGCTTGCAACGGAAAGATTACCAGAAATATTAAGAACTGGGGTGGAAAGAGATTGAAATGTACCAGTTGTTGCGTTGACCGTCCCACCAGTAATTGTTGTGCCACTTAAAGAAGTAAAGACGCCACTGGTTGCAGATATAGTATTCCCCGTGATTGTTGCGCCAGACAGGGTTTGATACACACCACTGGTAAACAACCCTGATGTGCCTGTTACAGTTGTTGCTGTTACGGTAACTGCGTTAAGAGTTGTGCCCTGAAGCGCATTGCCAGTAATCGTAGCTCCGCTGATAGTACCACTAACTGTTGCATTGTTTTGTACAACAATGCCACTGAAGGTACTAGCACCAGTTGTTGTTAAGGTATTGAATGCACTGGCGCCAGAAACGGACAAATTGCCAGTGATGACAAAATTTCCGCTGATAGTCGCTCCACTGATATTTGCGTAGTATTGATTTAAGTAAGAGCGAAATTCTGTGAACGTAAGCTTTTTGTTGCGCAGTGTTGGGTCGACCTCAAAAACGTGAACCAGACTAAGAAGGTCCTGGTCAACGATATCAATTCCGCTGATAGCAGGAAATTCTGAAATCTTACGGTTTGCCACCTACTGTACTGCGCAATTCTTTCACTAATTATAAGTCTTCCTGCTTAACGCATTTTAATTTCAACACGGGGCAAAATATTAGATAACCCATTCCAGGTCAATTGAATTCCTGTTACAATTCCGCAAGAAAGCAAAAGGACTAAAAGGACTTCTGCCACAGTCAGGTTACGACGTAAGTAAATAACTTGCGGCGGTTGAGGCGGTTGTTGTTGCTGTTGCAAAGCAGCCTGCTGAGCAATGGTTTGCTGAATGGCAAGTTCCCTGGCACGAGCCTTCAATTCAGTCAATTGTTCAGGCGTAATTTGACCTTCCATTTTTGGAGGCATCGCCATTGGCGGTTGACTAGCAGGAATTTGTTCTTCCATGGTCACAAATTGTTTTCTCACAGATTAGCATCTAAACAAAGCGTGTGAAGGTATGCAGTACGGACTTCGTAAAAGTTTGGAGGACATTGCGTGTGAACTAAAAGGAATCAAGAATATCCTTGGTTCCATGTGGCACTCCCGTTATTCCAACGGAGAAACTGACGTCTTAAGTCCCCAGGCTTTTGCTGATGAGTACATCTCGACAGAAGAATGCGGCAGACGCCTTGGCGTTTCGGATCAAACCATCCGTAACTGGATGTCCATTGGCAGGAAACAACCTGGAAAGGGCTGGGTAGAAGGCATCCATTATGTCAATGTTTCCCCTGATCCTAAAAAGAAGGCAGTCCTGCGGATCCCGTGGAATCAACTGATTCAATCCTTTTCTAAAAATCCAGAGGTTTTGACGGTTGATCTTAATCCTCAACGTCAAGATCGTAAACCAATGTACCAAAAAGCGTGGGAGCCGACTGAGAATGGCGCACCGTTTTAGTGGTATTGATCTCAATGCAGTGACCGTAGAGAATCACGGGGAACTGCTTCCTGAATCCTTGGTTAGGCAAGTGGAGATGTTCTTGCCGCCCAGTGGGTCTTTTGATGACGGGTGCTTACGCCGTTACTTGGAAAACTTAAAAAATTATGAAGAGGAAGACGCTAATTCTGGTATGACCCTTGCCAACAGATTGCGCCTTGCCTTCTGTGATCTGCAAGCGGATACGATCTGCGGCAAATTCCCCCAGGCTGAATTGCCACTCAAGAGAAGGCTCCGTTGTGTTGCCGAGTATTTGATCCGCTCTGGAGAATTTGATAAGGTAAGGGATGACCTTGGTAAACTCGTCAAGAAACGCGGTGTGCTTGGCAAGTTAGTTGTCATGTACCAACCAACGCCAAAGCTTTTAGAATCTTTAAACCGACAAGGATTGTTGCAGAAATGAACCGACGTGAAAAATTAATTGCTTCTGTGATTGGTCCAGAGATGGACGAAACAAAAGCCAGGATGCTCGACGCAACAGTCAAGTTAATGCTTGGTGATATGGGCGAGTACTACGTCAAGATGTGGGAAGCAGAAGGCCCTGGTGTGATGTGTTTTCAACCTACGGCTGAACGCACGATGTTCTTCTTGACACTCAAAGAACTACATGCGGCTCAAGAAGAGGAAGAACGCAACAACAATGGTGATCTTGCTGAAACTTTTAGGCGCATTTTATCTGCCGCTCAAAAGATTGACCCCCAGGAAAAAGCTGGGTATTTGATCAATGATGGCGCTGGTATTCGCTACTGCGAAGTGGACTATAACAAAGTGTCAGCGCAATGAGCAATGAAGGTCTTCAACGTACATCCAACCGACGAGAAGGCATTGAGCTAATCACAAGTTCAGATCTGATCATTGCTGCAAACGAACTGATGGGTGGCATCACACTAGACGTCGCCAGTTCCAAAGTCGCAAATGAGTATGTCGGTGCCGAAAACTTTTACACACCAGCGGATGATGGGCTGAATGCACAACAGTGGTACGGCAAGGCTTACTTGTTTCCACCAGCGGGCATGTACTTCTGGGATAAGAAGAATGGACGCTGGAAAAAAACAAGGGCTTCTGCGGTGTCGTTGACATCGTCCCATGCCGTATGGTTTCGGCGGATGTACCATGCCTGGATCTCTGGTGAAATAGAGCAAGGTCTATATTTCAGCAACTGTCCTGACATGATTCGTTACGAGCCTAAAATCTTTAGCTTTCCGATGTGCATCTTGCGTACACGACCCGTGTTGCAGGAGTATGACGGAAAGAAGTTTTCGCGCCGCCAGACGTGCACTTCTTTTGTCGTCTACTTACCCCCCACCGATTTAACGGATGACGCTACCCAGCGTTTTAAGGATATCTACGAAGATCGTGGGCATATTCTCATCTGATCTCTGTATACTGAAGGACGATTACAAGGATCTATGAGCGTCCTGGCCGATTGGGAAATCAAAAAACTTGCTGAAGAAGAGGAGATGATCGCTCCTTTTGTTGATCACCTGGTCAGCAAAGAAGATGGTCGCAAGCTCCTGAGCTACGGTCTCAGCTCATACGGCTACGACATTCGTCTATCCCCTTCCCAATGCCTGATTTTTGGCAAGGTACAAGCTGGGGATTGTGATCCAAAGGACTTTGATCCTGATATTCTGAAGCCTGCTGATCTCCTGGAGGATGAGCGGGGTCAATACTTCTTGCTGCCTCCGTACGGATACTGCCTTGGTGTTGCGCAAGAACGACTAAAGCTTCCCAGGGATATCACTGTCGTGGCAGTAGGTAAATCAACTTATGCACGCTCAGGTATCCTGGTCAACATTACGCCTGCCGAAAGTGGATGGGAGGGTTACCTGACGCTGGAAATCAGTAATTGCACTGCACTCTTCAATCGCATCTATGCAAATGAAGGGATCACGCAACTGCTGTTCTATCGGGGCAACCCCTGTCATACCACGTATCAAGACCGGAAGGGCAAGTACCAAGACCAGCCTAATAATGTGGTCTTTTCTCAGGTTTAACCGAAGGGTTTACCAAACTGCTCTTTAGGTTTACGGGCGTAGCCAACGGAGCCGGCACGCCCACCTGAATCTCCTGCGGTTGCGCTCGTTGGTTCACGAACTAAAGCACGTTTCTGGTACTCACCAGCACTACGGGCAGCTCGCATAAATTTAGCAACTCGATTTTGATTGCTGTTGACAGAAGCCGCTGCACGCCTATCACCAGCATCTACTCGACGCATGTCTGTGTCATAGGCCTGCTCAGGACGCAAGTCTGAGACTTCAGCTCCAGAGGTACCAGAGTTGATACCTGGGTCGTATGTAGGTCTAAATCTGTTGGCCATATTAACATTGTAGAAGCAGTGAATCAATTAATCCCGTGATGCATTCCGCCGCAAGCTTCCTCGACGCATTTGTGCAGGATGAAGTCAAATGTCGTTGTTTAGATGAAGAAGATTTTGGTGCACCCCTGGACAACACAGAGAACGACGTTCCGCTGTACGATATGTACAATCGCGGTTTAGTTGCATGCGAACAGGGTCTCGAAAGGAATCCGTTGAATCTCGAGGGGGCACGTCCTGGAATGACGGGCTACATCCCTTCGATGGAACAGGGCTTGGCAATGGGAGCCTCACCGAAGCCCAAGGCTCTAGTACTGGAGCTGGAGGAACCGGACGAGGAGGAGCAGATGCTGTCCGCAAAACGTCGTGGTTTGATCCGATAAAAGTTGATCCTGTACCAGAGAACCAGCCTGCGATGGAATGTAAGGATGGCGTCTGCCCGGTACCTTGGGCAGTTAAAGAAGAAGCTCCTGTTGTGCTCCCGGATGTAGTAAACCACCCTCCGCATTACACGGAGGGCGAGATTGAATGTATTGAAGCGATTGAAGCCGGTTTAACGCTGGAAGAATTTCGTGGTTACTGCAAGGGTAACGTGATGAAATATAACTGGCGGGAGCGCCATAAAGGCGGAACCGAATCCCTGAAAAAAGCGCTGTGGTATCTGGAGCGCCTTATTCAACTTGATGAAGCTCAGAAGGGCTGAAGCTCATCTTCATCATCGTCGTACTCGTCGTCATCCATACAGGCGGCGGCGAGTTCGGCTAATTCCAGATCGGTGGGATGATCCCAGTCGATCTCAATGTTCTCGGACGCCATGATGTCTTTGATGGCGTGCCATTCCATCATGCGTTGATGGTAGAGGCTGAGCAGGGCGTAACGCAGTTCCTCCCAAGTCATCTCTTGGGATTGAAGCTCTGCTTTACGCATGGAAAACTGGAGTTCCAGGGGGAGTTCAAATTCCCGTGGCTCAACTGAACGCTCCATTCCACTCTGCATTTGCTCGTTGCAATTATTCTAATCCTAGCTAGTGAATAGCAAATCAAGTTCCTGGTCTGGGAAATCGCCCCACTTGTTTTCATTCACACGAAAGGCATTGGCAAACTCTGACAGGATGTAAGGACTGATGCGTTCTTCCAGTTGACGAACTGCACGTACCTCATGGGGAGCAGCACTGTAGTTGCGGAAGGCTGTCAGAAGCACTTCAGTGGAGGACCAGGGATTGGCATCGACCTCTTGGAGGAACAAGTTAATCTCTTCCCTGCGGCGATCCAGAAGGCCACCAATGACGTTGTGCTCCTCATCACAGATCCAATGGCCCATCTCTTGCGTAGCACCACAGAAGTCTTCCGCTTCAATGCGGTCGATGACGTGGCTGTACAGGAAAGGATCCCAGCCGACCGAATGGATGAATGAGATTAGGGCCTGGCGCATGCTGTTGTCCAGGCCAAGGTTGAGCTTGGCTAGCTGGTTATCAATGACATTGATCTCGTGGAAGAGGTATTCAAGGGCCTTCTCACGAGTACAGCATTGGCCACGCTTGACGGGAGAACCATCGGGATAGAACTGAGTTCCAAACCCGATGGTGTAGGGATCTTGACCAGTTGTCGGATCTGGGTATGCTTTTTCGCTATACCCTTCGTATTTACGGATTAAATTAACCGCATGCGAAAGATCCGACATAGGAGTACAACAAGTACTCCTAATATACATAACTTTTACTTGCCTTGACCACGAGAAAGCTTGCGCCCGTGATTAGGGCGCGAATGCTTGCCGTCACCTTGACGTGTTTTCTTGGGCTTGGATTCGATTTGGATGACGGTGGACTTGGGTTTTGCCATGCTGGTAGAGAAGCGGCCTACACAGCTTAGCGCTTGCTTCCCTGTCCTGCACCAATTGCATTTTGAATCTGACCTAGCTGAATCATTCCTTGTATAGCTTGTTCACTCCCTGGAGGAGCTGTCCCAATAGTACGCAGTGCATTTTCTAGCGCTTTGCGCTGTGCGGGCGTGATGTTTTCATATCCAGGGCCAAGACTTAATCTTGTTTGTGGAGTAAGTAACTCATCAAATTCTATGTATTTACCTGCTAATTCCATCACCACTTCACCTTATGCGCCCAGTACCTTGCTGACATTTTGTCAGGGTTAGGATCCTGGGCGTCATGTCTAGCGTAATACGATTTCTTACGCGCTTTGTCTTTGGCGGTTTGAGGATTTTTACCTGCGCCTTCTACGCCTTGCTGACCAAAACGAATGATTTTCTCTTCTCCTCCTTCGCAGGCTTTGACCACATGAGATTTAGTCTTGTGTCCAGGGGTGCGTTGTGGCTTGTTACAAGGCATTGAATCCTTTACAATCTTGGAGGCTTTTGCTGCTTTTTTATGTTTATCTGACATGTGTTATCAACTGAAGAAAGAACCAAAGCTACCAAGGAAATCTTGAGCAGACGGAAGCCTGCTAGATGTTGTACTGTTACTTCCTATTTTAAAGTATGAGGGCGCACCTTCATCCTTTTCATCGGTAAAGATACTGAAATAACTTTTCTTCGTAGGTAGCTCAGGTTTTTTTGCACTGCTGTCCTCAAACATGTTACCAATAGATGCCATAGCTGCAAATGGATCGGACATATCAGGCATGGAGAAGCCAAACAAACCTTGCATCCCTCCTTTGGTAGATACTGTACCGTCTACTTTGCCAAGATTTTTGTCTTCATCTGTAGCATCAGGAAAGAAATCACGATAGAACTCGGATTCTGTTCCGGTGTAACCGGCTTTTTTAAAAATACCAAAGAGTGCTGTACCGCCGGCAGGGGCTCTTGGTTTTTCATCTGTATCTCGTTGAATGTAACCAGCTCCCAATTCCTCCTGTGTTGGTTTAATTTGTTGCTCATTAAGTAGACGAATCTTTTCTCGTATTTCAGAAGCAGGTTCTGTCCTTAAAAATTCAGAAAGATAAGATTTAACTTGTTCAGCAGGCGTTTCATTAGGATCCAAGCCAACACCTTTTAGCTGTGTCAGATATTCCTCTGGCAGATCTTTTATATTCAATTTGTCAACAAGTTCTTGTGTTTTTGTTTCTGCAGAAACAAAATCCAAGAAAACTGGATTGCTGTATGAAGCTTTTTCATTTTGTAACGCTGCTGCTAGATCCTTTTGAATAAAAGACGCAAGATCATCTCTTGTATAAGAATCGGCAACTGGATCATATCCTTTTGGCTTACCAATTATTTCGTAATGTAACCTTGCGAAATCATCTTTATTGTTGATGTCAAGTCCATATTCATATGCCCATTGCGCCCAAGTTTTTCCATCTTTTACTGCATCTGCAGAAGCTCTATTTTCCCAATCGTTGTTAACGCTCTCTTTTTGTTGAGAATATAGAGTTGATTTTTTAGTGTCATCAGTGCCACTAAGTAGCTCAGGGTTTAGATAAAATTTGGGATCAAAAGCTTTGCTTGTTGTTTTTGTTGCAAGATCACTTAAATAGTTATTGGCCTGGTTGTTGGCAAAATCTTTTAATGCACTTGACGCAAGCTGAGTCTGTAAAACGTTTTGATTGTCTTCTTCTACATCCATGTAGCTTACAAATTCTGCAATCGATTTCGAAGTGTCAAAACGTGGTTTCAAGTAATCGTTGATAAATTTGTTTGCAAACTCTTGTTCGATCTTGTATGTTGTTGCCGCCTCTTTTGGATCTTGAATTTCTTGCATATTGCGATAACGCTCAGCAAGTGTTTCGTCAAACCACTTCTGCCAATTGTATTTAATTGAGGATCCAGTGCCAAAACTTTTTTCAAGTGCTTTGGAAAGGCCTTGGCCAAAACTTGTAAAACCGCCGCTGCCTAAATCACCAAGGATTGAATTCTTGATGTCTTGCTTAAAGCCGTTAACATCAGGCATGCCCATTCCCTGGAGCATGGAACTCATTTGCTCTTCTTTGATCGTTTTTGCGTACTTATCTAAAGTTTGTTTAAGTACATCAGCGGAGAGGGCGCCAAAGGTCTGCTCTCCTTGACGATCAACGTAATCTTGCGTAGACAACTCAACCAACGAAGTCGGTTGTTCCGCAGAGGTACCAAATAAAGTCTCTCGCAGGATTTGACGTTCTCTATCTGTAGGTGGTCGAAGAGTCTCCGTGTACTCTGTAAGCTGCCTTTGTTTACCGGGCAAACCTGCTGGAGAACCAACAAAGCTATAATCCGCGTGAAGATAACTATCTAGATCAGGGTATTGCTTGGTAATATCAACGTCTGCAATCTTTTGCCCTGCAAAGGTAACTGCTTTGCTTGCTTCTTTCCAGGTTTTAGCTTTATCTGGAACTAAACCGGCATAAAACTTTGCGTCAAATTCAGCAAGGTTTTTACCTTGTTTAGTTGAGTCCCAGGGCTTAATGCCTGCTGCTTTTTCATAAAAGGACTCAATAGTACCAATTGTATCCGCATCAATAACATCTTTGGCAACAACACCTTTGCCTTGAAGATCTTTATCAATACCCTCCATCAATGTTTTATAGCTTCCTGCCGATCCTTGAAAAGCGTTTAAACGCGCAGCAATAAGCTCCGCTGCTTCTTTTTCTTCAGAAGAAACATCTTCTGCAAGAGTAGGTGTTAAACGCCCATTGGATACAGTGAAACGAATCATGATGCTGCTTTATATTCTTGCATGTCAATTAAGTTTACATGCCCTGGTTGCATCCAAGCTTTTATTGCATCTAACCTAACCTGTTCAAAAAAGTCTTGTTGTTTGTACCAGGTTTCCATGGGAGACGACGCTTTGTTTGCGTTGCAACGGCAGCAAGCTGGAATCAAGTTATGTCGATTAGAACACCCTGATTTAAACCGTGGGATTACGTGGTCAAGGCTAGTGGCAGTATTGCCGCAATAACCACATTTGTAATCCCAAGCTTGGTATATACTTTCTCTGAAACGTTTCTTGGCAAGTTTTGGAGTTATTTCAACTAGCAGGGCGAGAGGCTCGTGCTGGCTGCAAAACATGCTCTTCGATTGCCGTTAATTCATTTTAAGTTGTCCACACTGTTACAGCTTTGCGAGTAAAGATAAATTTTAAATAAAGACCCTTGACTCCGCGCCAATCTTGTGTATGGTAAGAAGGTTGCTACTACCGCCTGCATGGCCTCGCATCCTGGTTGGGTTTCTGCCCAAAAGCTCGAAGAGCTTCTTGGCATTGACCGTAAGACACTCTTCAAGTATCGCGATGACGGCACCCTGAAGCTTGGCCCGCACTACGCAGCTTTTGCTGAGACTCGCTCCAGGGATAGCTACCGCTGGAACGTGACGGCAGTACGCAAGCAACTCACAAAAGCTGGTATGATGCCAATGGCCGCCTAGGGGACGGCCTGGGGATACAGAAACGGTCCTGTCACTGATGGGGCCGTTTTTTATGGCTTGTATGGCCTGCCATCTTTGTCGAACATCGTAAAATTCTCAATCAAGATTTTATCTGTGGCAAAGTTAAAAATACGTTGCAACATGGGAAAGATCATGGGTGATTGACAGTTGTAAGGCGGTACATCCATCAACGACAAAGCTCTTTGTGTTTGCAAAAATTCTGTGATGCTTTCTTTTTCTTTTTGCGATTTAGCAACAAGAGTTTGTTCCCAGTCTGCCATGCTGCCTGCACCTACCGGAAAATCAGACGGTTCAGGAGGAAATACTCGATCTTTAAATTTAAGTGCGTAGATATGTTTGCAGTATCTCAATTCATCTAATAACGGCGTCCAGGAGTCATCAACGGCGGTTATTGTAATTTGTGGAATAGAGTCCGTATCCGTGTTTACAACAACGGACGAATAATCCTGGTAGCCAGGTAAACCATCAGGTCTGGAGCCTGTAATCGCGATATCGGTTGTACTTCTGACGTAAGTAGAACCAAAATCTCTGAAGACACCTGGATTGTCTCTTGTTGCATTACGGCTGCCAATGTTGTTATTCGTGACATCGTAATCAAGTTCAAAACCTTCTGGCGAAACAACATCTAATGTGCGATCTTGTCCAGGTCTTGTCATTGCACTGTTATCTAAAATGCCATCGCGTTTTGTTAATTCAAAACGACCAGGCTTAATACTTGCTGCACTGGAACGAGGAAACTGTCGTTTATTGCTCGCCGTGCTTGATGCCAAGAATGAATAATCACGCCGGGTAAAATCTTGACAAGTACAACAGTATCTTGATCCAGTGATTAGATAGCGCCCTGGAGTAAAGCCAATGGATGATGGTGTTGTAAGAATACCATCAGGTGTTACCTGCACTGAACCATCTTTTTTGAAGGTTAGGACGCCAGTGTCTTGATTGATGGCAATAACAATTGCTTGCACGTAGCCGTATCGCGTTTGAGTCTGTGGGTTTATGGTGTCTTTGTCAATAATTGGACCATCAACCGTAATGATTCGATCTTCAAAGATTTCTGTGTTAGCTGGCTTCAAACCATCTGGTTCCCCTGGCACTGGAATATAAAAAGGTGCCGGAAGGGGGTTGGATGAGCTCCAGGTACCCGCTAGCTTTACATACCAATAGCTTGCATCTTCCGTAACGGACTCAATAAAAAGTTTTTGACTACTGACTGGATCTGTCAATCGATCACAACGAACTGATCCGGCGTAACGCCAGATAGCCCAATGCATACCAAACTCTTTGCTTATCGTTGGGTAACCAGTAAAAGCACCCGAGATTACAATTGCGTCATTTCCCGTGGAGGAAGAATTTGGTATCTCATAGTCAAACTGATAAGAGTAATCGTTACTATGCGTTGTTGCCGTTGCCAGCTCATAGCCTCGTCTCCAGCGAGACCAAGCCGATTCCCTGTTGATGGTATATAACGAATCTGGAACTGAACCCTTTGAAAACTCAGTCGTAATTGGTTTTACACCATTTGGAGGCTTTAGGATTGACTGATCAAAATTACCAAAAGAGCTTCCACTCTTTCTAGCCATATCTAGAAGAGACCACCTTGTGCAAAAATGTGCGCCCCTGGAATGTAACCAGAAGAATTAGGACCATCAGGGAAGACTCCCACGTAAATACGGTCGCCACGTTCCAGGTAAATGCCCTTGTTGCGCAGAGGAGCTGTGGAGCCTAGGCCAGTGGTATTGCCTGCCTGTGCCACAGGAGCTGCCAGTTGCGGCATCAGATCCGAACAATCGACAGTACCGCTGTTGGCAGGGACTGTTTTGGCGAACAGTACACGGTAATCACCTGACGCAGGAATGGGTACTGTCGTTCCACGGTTCTGGTAGAACACAAAGGTGACAGCAGGCTGGTAGCCGTAAGCAACGCCGTTGTACGTGAAACCACTCGATGTACCACCTGAGTAGTGTAGAGCGGTATTGACGCCCGTCAAGGTCGTTGCACCGGTGTAGGTGTAGTAACCAACGCCACTGGCCGGTGTGGTTGCGGTGATAACACTTGTGGTTGTTACATGAACAATCTGTCCACTGACCAAGGAAATAACAGTGCCTGAAGTAGAGGCATTGATGGTGTAGTCAGGTGCACGATAGAAGTCGTTGCGACTGATGGTGATCGAATCAACAACGCCACCATTGTTGTTGTCTTCCTGGAGGGCAGCATCCATGTCAACCAGGATCGATGGTGCCTGTCCACCTTGAACAAAGAGGGTATTAGCAGTGGAGCTGCCAACCGTCTGCGTGGTTACTCGAACCGAATCGAATAACGGACGATCAATTAACAGGGGCTGTTTGTTTGTTGCGGATGACGACAATGTTCTACTTCCTACTTGTTTACATTATAAAGCTTGTTTCCAATCAAGCGTACGGATTAAGGTAGCTTGACAAGAAATCAAGGGGACTCGACATGGTCTGAGGGGTAAGTAGTTGCTTCATAAATGCGCCTTTCACTTCCTCTTCCAAGAGATCTTTCATGGACACTTCTTTGGTATTACTGCCGGACATTGCCGATAAAAACCCTTGGAGGAAACCGGTAGAAGATGTTTCTTGTCCCGTAGTTGTTGTTTGCGCTTGGTCATTAGAAGGCTGATTATAAACCTTTTGAAGATCAAAAAGTTTCTTAACCGGCTGTCCGTAGTAACTTACACCTTTTTCTGTTGGCAGAGAAGCCCATTCTGGTGCCAGGGCAGCGGAAACGCGCGGACTAAAGCCTTCTTTTTCTAAAACGGATAAACCACCAATCGGCATCAAGCGATTACGCATGAGATTTACTGCCGCAAGATCTTGGCTTTGTTGACCAAAATCAGACAGTCCTAAAGCTTTTGCTTGGGCTTCCCAAGTGGACGGCATGAACTGATAAGCGCCTGCTGCAGCGCTTGAATACTTACCCCCTTTAATGACTTTATCTGGATGGCGTTTTAAGTCGGGAGCAAGACCGCCACCAAACATCACGCGATAAGAATCTGGTCCACCACGTTCAGTACCTTCTGCAAAACGTATAACACGCAATGCATTCTGAATAGCTGGTTTTGATACGAAGCTTTGAAGTAATTCGCGTTCTGTCATTTTTATTGCCTCATTCTCCTACCCAATTTGAACTCGCTTTGAGACCAGGAATAAATACAGCTTGTAATGCAACAACGAGGCTGAGCTTGGTCGCAAGGCGTTTAACAAAATTAGGGCAAAGAATCATTGGTCTAAAGCAACAACACTGGCCCCCGTGAATCAAAGATTCGTGTCCAGTTGGTTGGGCTTACATGCAAAGCAATGCCAATTAGATTATTTACTTGCTTGTTGAAGAAGTTTTTTCTTCATTTCCTCAATTTTGTCTGGTGTTAATCCGTAAGCAGCAGGATCATACCCTGTTTCTGAAACACGGGTGCCAAGATCGCCCATCTGGTATGGAAGCGCCCCTGGAGCCACGGGGATTGGAGCAGCCGTCTTTTGCATTGCAGTAAGCTGATCCGGTGCCATGCCAGTCTGATAACCAAAAGTTTCCCGCATCAAGGGGTTAAGAGATCCAACTGCGCCGCCCGTTTGGCCCATGGGAGTGGTGCCATACTTCTGACGCCAGATCTGCATGCCGATATCTTCTGCAGATTGCACTTGTTCTGCTGTTGCACCAGGTGCTACGGCCTTTAGACGAGCAGTCTCATAACGCTGAAGCTCCGGGTCTTGAGCAGTTAACTGAGCAATACGAGATGCCTCGGATTGATATGCACGTTCCGCTGCAGGAGATCCGCCTGAAAAAGAAGACGCTCCTGCTGCACTAGAGCCAGTGTCAGCACCGGGCCGTGTTTTAGCAGGATAAAGGAGACGCCCGCTTACCGCGTCATAAATATTTCCTTGGGCATCTGCATAAGAAGGTTGGCTATAAGGCTTACCGTTACCCGTTCTGTAACCAAAATCACCGCCTGCAGGCTCAGAAGCAGTACCAAGCATCCCCCAGGCTTTGTTTATTTTTTGTCTACCTGTTAAAGGAGTTCCTCGGGTGCCAATGCCCGCTTGATTTAACAGATTTGCAGCGCCCTGAAGAACATTTTGACCGCCACGAAAAAGCTGCCCAAGTGTAAATTGACTGGCGTAATTGTAAAGATCAGCCATAATTACCTCCAAACCTCATGTAAATAGATGCGAGAACCCACAGCCGTATCAGCCGGGCCTGGTAGCGCCTGAATAAATTCAGCGCCAGAACGCTCGTAACGGTAACGAGCTTGGAACGGATCCTTGTAGTTAGGCACGTAAAGGATACCGGCTAAACGGTTGGTCTCGTAGAGATAAATCTCATCCCAAACCTTGAGAGCTTCTTTGGCATTACTGGACCGAATCGTACGGTCCACATCACCAACGATGTTCTCTAACCGAGTGGAAGGCGATGTTGCAACTTCTGTTTTCTTCTCGGCCGTATCACAACGACCAATCTGAATAACGATTTTGTCATAGAAGTATGAATCCGGAACGGTATTCATGGCTTCTTCAAGTCGGGCATAGTCACCCGCTGGCACGGAAACCGTGAAGTAGCCCAGGTGATACCGGACTCTACTCTTGTCAAAATCGCTGAGCTGCACAGCTTACTTCCGTATGTTCTCAATTATAGATGAACTGAATTAACCAAACAGTCCGCCAGTGGAAGATGACAGTAACTGCTGAAACAAAGCACCAGCCATATCATTTTGCTGTGGTTGTACCAGTTCTTTAACAAACCCTCGCATTATTTGCGTTTTCGGATCTTCCTTTGGTTCACCTCTCAGTAAAGAACCAAGTAGATAACCAGATAGCATCCCTTGGAAATCAGAAGGATTTGATGCGCTGGTGTTAGCAGTGGATGCACCTTGAGAAAGGTCTGCTGCTTCTCCCAGGGATTGCATATGCCCTAAGCGAATCTGATATTTGTTGTCTCCAGTAGTAAACGTAGAAAGGTTTCCATAAGCTCCTTGATTAGCTAACGGAACGTACTTACCAGCACCTTCATAAAAGATCGGAGTACCCTCTGGTAAAGCCCAGTCCTCACCCTTGTGTTGCCGTCCTCCACGGGGGCCGTATTTAGACGTAATGGTAATACCAGCTTCGGGGTTAAATGTAAATTTTCCTTCTGGTGTTTGAATTAATGCAGGAATTCTCTTCTCACCAATCCGTAATCCACTAAGAGGGGTGCGAATTGTTTCAGGATTTAAGAAGGCGCCTGTTGCAAGATCTTGTACTTCAACATGCAAATGAGGACCAGTTGATCTACCAGTGGAGCCAACACGTCCTTTAAACGTAATACCAGCCATATCACGATGATCTTTTATCCTTCATTCTAAAATAAAAACCCCCGGTTTCCCAGGGGTATGCCTACAGAAGGAGTTAGTTATACACGGATCAAGTCAGCGGCAAAGACCGCGTCCCAATCAACTCTTTTGATCTGTTTTAGCTGTTCGAGATTGTTGAACCTTTCACCCGATAAGGACATCTGAAGATCTTTAATCTCTCGGGCCGTTTTCAATCCGATACCCTTGATATGATCAGCGATCATTTGAGCGGTAGCGCCATTGATATTTAAACGTGTATCAGGAGGAAAGGTACGTGGTTCTTCTTGCGCTGCCTTATCTTTTACTTGAAGAGTCTTGACCTTTTTA